CCCGTTCGGCACCGTCAACGCGATGGTCGAGGCGTGTGTATCGGCGTACTCGCAAACGCTGGCCATGTGCCCTGGCGATCATTGGCGCTCGAATGACAAAGGCGGTCGCGATCGCGTGACGAATTCCGCGCTGTCACGCATTCTGCGCGAACCGAACGACTATCAAAGCATCTCGGACTTTCTGCTCAACATCGTTCGCGATCTCTACCTTTACGGCAATGCCTATGCGCTTTGCTTGCGCAACGATCGCTATGAGATCGACGAGCTGCATCCGATGCTGGCCAGTCTGTGCTGGCCACAAGTCGCGCCGGATGGCTCGATCTTCTATTCGCTTGGCGGCAATTTCATCATCGAGAACAGGCTCGGCGAAGCGTTTTTGCCTTACGTGCCGGCGCGCGACGTGCTGCATATCAAGCTGCACTCGAATCAGCAGAGCCAATATCACCCGCTGATGGGCGTCTCGCCGCTCGTGTCTGCAGCGCTCGACATTGCGACCGGCGACGCCATCAAGGCACAACAGCTCCAATTCTTTACCAATCAAGCGCGACCGAGCTTCGTGTTGACGACCGATCAGGTTCTTAGCAAGGACCAAGTCGAGGCCTTGCGCAAACGCTGGGACGATCAGTCGACCGGTCTCAACGCCGGCGGCACGCCGATCCTAACCGGCGGCCTCAAGCCACAGCTCATCAACATCCGATCGCGCGATGCGCAGATCGCCGAAGTGCTCAAGATGACCGACCAAGACATCGCGCTCGTATTCCGCATTCCGTTTGCGCTGCTCGGTATCGGCGGCGCGCCGCATGGATCCACCGAAGTGCTCATGACCGAATGGGTCGCGTCGGGTCTCGGCTTCTGTCTCAATCACGTCGAGGAAGCTTTTGGCCAGACTTTTGGACTTGATGGACAGCCCGACGATTACGTCGAGTTTAATACCGAAGCGCTGTTGCGATCGGCATTCAAGGATCGCATCGTGGCGCTTAAAGAAGGCGTGACCGGCGGAATCTTTTCGCCAAACGAGGCGCGAAACAAAGAAGGACTCTCCGATGTCGCCGAAGGCGACATGCCTCGTGTCCAACAGCAGATGGTACCCTTGAATTTTGCGGCAGGCGTTTCCCCTGGCGGCCCGCTTGGGACAAAACCAACAATTCCACCGATGCCTCCCGCTCCGCCCCAGCCCGGACCGAAACAACAAGGGCCGCCAGGGAGCAAGAACGATGCAAGAGCTAGAAATATCGAACGAACCGAATCAGAACTACAGCGCCGACGACTTGCAGAAGGGCGAGCTGCTCTCTGATTCACTGATTCATCTTGCCGCGGACATCGCTGCCAATCTTGAGCGGCGATGGGAACGCCGCGTCGAGCTGATGGAATCGCAGTCGCGCACGATCATCGCCGAGCTGCGCGCCGATATCATGTCGCTGCGCACAGCCCAAGAGCAGGACACGCGTGCGCGGCTCTCGATGTTGAAAGATGGCGAGCCCGGACCCGCGGGATCGGAAGGCCCTCCGGGTTCCAAGGGTGACAAGGGCGAGCCAGGCGACGCCGGTCCTCCCGGTCCTGCAGGCGAATCCGGTCCTGCAGGCGAAAAGGGAGCTACCGGCGAAACCGGTGTGGCTGGGAAAGATGGGCAAGCTGGTGCACCAGGCGAGCCCGGGCCTCCTGGCCCTCCCGGTCCGTCAATCAAGGGCGAGCCCGGACCGCCCGGACCGGCTGGCGCCGATGGCAAGGATGCCGACCCGGAGGCGGTCGCGCATCGGCTGGCCGAGCGCATCGAGCTGTCGCTGCGCGAGCATATCGTGGCGCACATCGAGCGCTGCGTTGCGGCGCTGCCGCTGCAGGTCGGGCCGCCTGGTCCAGCCGGCGAGCGCGGCGATCGCGGCGAGCCCGGCGCGCCCGGTCCACAGGGAGCGGATGGCGGACCAGGGCCGCAGGGAGAGCGCGGCCCGGTCGGCCCCGACGGCGCCGAGGGCAAGCAAGGCTTGCCGGGCGAGAAAGGCGACCCTGGTCCGGCTGGTCAGTTCGACAAAATCGAGGCCTGGGCCGACGGCGTGCACTATGCCGGCCAGATCGTCACCTATCGCGGATCATGCTGGCAGGCGACCCGCGACACTGGCAAGGAGCCGGGCGGCTCGGACGACTGGCGGCTGATCGTCGCCGCCGGCGATCCTGGCCGTTCGATGCATATCCGCGGCACTTACAAGGAAGGCGAACGCTATGCTGAACTTGATGTGGTCACTAAGGACTCGGCGTGGTTCGTCGCTCGACGAGCGCAGCCTGGGCCGTGCCCTGGACCTGACTGGCAGGTCGGGCCGATCGGCAAGAGGGGCGACAAGGGACTTCAAGGCGAGCGAGGACATCAGGGCGCTAAAGGCCAAGATGGCGCGCCTGCGCGCGACTGGGTCGCGGTCAAGATAGAGCGCGCAAGCTATTCGATCACGCCCGTGATGAGCGACGGCAGCGAAGGACCAAGTTTCTCGCTGCGTGAACTTTTCGAAGAATACGACAACGAGAGGAGAGGGGCTTAGCATGAGCATATCTGACACGACCGAGAATGCCATTCTTAACCTAGTCTTCTCCGCGCAGACATGGACGAACTACGCACAGAATGCGGCTGCGAGCCCGGAAACCAATATCATCGTTGCGTTGCACACGGCCGATCCCCTTGACGCAGGCACACAGCAGACAAGTGAAGCCGCCTACACCAATTATGCTCGACAGAACGTGGCGCGCTCGACCGGATGGACGGCGGCATCGGTCGGGAGCGTGTCGCCGGTGGCAAACATTGACTTTCCTTCCAGCGGCGCGGCAGGCACGACGATCACAAATTTTTCTACCGGCAAATCCGGCGGCGGCGCGACGCCGATCCTTTGGAGTGGGACCGTAACGCCTAATATTGCGATTGGCGCTTCGGGCATCACGCCGCGCCTGACTACAGCGAGCACGATCACGTTGGATTAGATCAATGGCCGACAAGATAGTAGAGGCGGCAGGCGTTGCTGGATCGACCGGCACGCCGGGCGTCAGCGCGAAGGCAATCGAGCAGGCAATGACTGAGGCAGTTCAAAAAGCTTATGCCGACGGCATCACCGATCCGAATGAAATCCGCCGCCTGCAACTCGAAGCACGTGAGAAGGCGCGCAAGGGATGATCGGCCCGGAGATTATGCGCCGCGCCCTTGAGGAGCATGACCTCGTCACCTGTTGCAAGCTATGGGAGCACGTCGCTCCTAATTTGCCGCAAGCCCCGAAGAGCGAGCACGAGGCGCGCTTCGTTATGCATTATGCCTGCACGCTGGCAGGCAACGTGGTGTTGCGCTCGCGTGCCTATTCGCACCGATGGCTTGTTGATAACGGCTATCCGAGCGGCTTGCCGGACGAATTGAAGCCGCGCGCCGAGCGCATGTTTCCAAAAATCATGGACGCGGTCGGCATCGCATGCGGCACCGCATCAGAGGCGATGCGACCTCTGGTTCCGTACGTGCGCGGCGCGATGGAACATGTCGTTCTCGATCATTATGCCGATGGCGTCAAAGACCCAAAGATCATCAAGCCGCGAATGTTGGAGGCGCGCCGCAAGGCCATCAAGCAACTGATCGGATGAGCCCGTGGCTGGGCCATTTCAAGCAGATACGTTCGACAACGCAGGCTTCCAAGTCACCCAGCTCGCTGGGCCTGCGTTTCAACTAAACGCGTTTCAGACTAACAGTTTTCAGACCATACAGGTCGTTGTCGCGGTCGCCTCTGCGGCCGGCTTCGGTACAGGCTTCGCGACAGGCGCGAGCACGGTCGCCGCAGTTGCAGCCGCCGCAGGTTTTGGTGCTTGTGCAGGCGACGCTGTCGAGATCGCGGCGGCGGCCGGCAGCACGGCCGGTGTCGGCGCAGGCGCGGTCGCAGGAGCAGAGATCGCAGGCGCCACCGCGGCTGCGGCCGGCGTTGGTGCAAGCTCCGTTTCAGGCGCGGAGATTGCTGCTGCCACGGCGAGCGCCGCAGGTGTTGGCGCAAGCTCTGTCTCAGGCGCGGAGATCGCAGCGGCTATCGCGGCCGCTTCGGGTGTCGGCGCGAGCGCGGTTGCAGGAGCCCAAACCGTTGCGGTTGCGGCAAGTGCAACCGGCATCGGTTTCGCAAATGGCGCTTCGACCGGAATCGCCAGCACAACGGCTACCGCGGCAGGCATTGGCGTAATTACCGCCAGCGGCGCGGAGATCGCAGCGGCCACGGCGGCGAGCGCTGGCGCCGGTACGGCGCTCGCAGACGGCGGCTCGGGCATCCTAGTCGTTAGCGGCGCGGCTGCGGCCGCCGGGCTTGGTGCGAGCGTTGTCGCTGGCGCTGAGATTGCCGCTGTCATCGCAGCAAGCGCGGGCACCGGCGTCGCTGCCGGTACAGGCGCGGAAACAGCGGAAGGCGTGGCGAGCGGCGCCGGCATCGGCGCGGCGTCGGCTACAGCTACAGCGCTCGCGCCGGCGGCCGCCGCAAGCGCAGGCATTGGCGCAAGCGCAGTCATCAGCGCCGAAATTGCTGCAACAACCGCCGCGAGCGCGGGCGTTGGTGCAAGTTCGGTTGTTGGTGGACAGATCGCCAGTGCTGTCGGCGCTGCGGCCGGCACCGGTACCAGCGCGGTCGTTGGCGTTGGATTTACTCCGCCCATTGCGGCCACCGCGGCTGCGGCCGGCGTTGGTGCAAGCGCTGCTGCCGGCGTGCAAATTGCTGCGGTAACAGCGAGCGCAGCCGGTCTCGGCTCGACGACGGCCGCGGGTGCCAAGATTGGCGGCGCTGTTGGCGTTACCGCTGGCGCCGGGGCGAGCGCGGTTGCCGGCACCGGGATCAATCCCGCGATTGGCACTTCGGCGGGCGTCGGTGCTGGCGTCGCTGCAGGTGTAGAGATCATTGCGGCAATTGGTGCCGCAGCCGCGGCCGGTCTAAGCGCCGTTATCAGCGGGGCGACGGCAGCGGTAGCGGTGACGGCGGCCGGCGCTGGTCTCGCGGCCGGAACTAGCGTCAATGTCATCAATGCCGTAGCTGCGGCGGCGAGCGTCGGGACAAGCGCCATTGCAGGCGCGCAAATCGCAGCCGCTACGGCTATCGCAACGGGCATTGGCTCGGCGAGCGCGACCGGCACAGCAATTTTCAATGCTGTCGCTACCACGACCGGCATCGGCGCAAGCTCGATCTCAGGCGCGGAGATCGCGGCGACGACGGCGAACGCACCAGGTCTCGGTGCGGGCTCGGCGGCTGGTACTGGGATCGCCGTTGCGGCGGGCTCGGCTGTCGGTACGGGCGCGAGTTCGGTTGCCGGTGCGGAGATCGCAGCGGCATCGGCAAGCGCGGCGGGCGTCGGCACTGCCGCGGGTGCGAACACCGGCATTGTCAATGCGATTGGTGTCTCTGCGGCCACCGGTGCGGCCTCGGTCGCCGGCGCGAAGATCGCGGCCGCAACAGCAAATGCTGCCGGTCTCGGATTACTCAATGCGAGTGCGACCGGCGCCGTTAATGCGATTGGTGCTGCGGCTGGCATCAGTACAAGCTCGGCTGTCGGTGTACAGGTTCTACTTGCGAGCGCTAACGCGGCCGGCCTCGGTATCGCCAATGCAACAGGCGTAAGAGTTGTCAACGCGGTTGGCGCGAGTGCAGGCACAGGCATTGGCGCGGCCACTGGGCTCATTGCTATCGCTGCCGCCCCTGCGCTTGCCGCGGGGAGAGGCGCAGGTGCGGCGCTCGGCGCGAAGAGAGCCGATGCTGTCGCGGTTGCTGCGGCTATCGGCAGTAGCGCGGCGATCAGTTCAAAGACATCTGTAGGCAATGCCGTTGCGTTAGGTGTCGGCGCTGCCGATGCAAGTGCTATCGGTGTTAATCGCAGTTCGGCAGACATCGAAGGCTATAAAACGCCAGCGCTTGAAATCATTGGCGGTCGTAGGCTTGTCAAATTCGACGGTCGTCCGGCGGTGTCTTTCAATGTGCAGGCATATGCGGACGCGGTCGATGTGCATGCTTACGCGGATGCCGCTTCGGTAGCCGCACATCGTGATCGGCCTGTCGAATGGATCGGCCAGTGATGACAACAGTCCACGATCTCCACAGCTTCTATGCAGGTGACGATTGGCAAATTAACGGAAGCTTGTTCGACGAGAACGGCGATCCGTTGGACGTGACCAATGCGACCATCGATTGGGCTTTGCGCGACGGAGCGCTTTCAATCGTGAACGTTAACATCACGCTCCAAGTTCTCGATCCGGTGAATGGCAAGATCAAAATCTTTGTGCCGAGCGCATCGACGACAAGCATTGTTGCGGGCGAGTACAGCGACATATTGCGGGTAACAATTGGCGCCATCACCGATACGATGTGGACGGGTGCAATCTTCGTCAAAGAAGGTCTCTGATGGTCAGCAAGCAGCCGAAGATCGCCCACTTTTGGCACGTCGTCACGCCCTGGCCGACGCAGGATTTGCTGACGCTCGATGAGCTAAAGGTACAGTTACGCATTCCCGTGACCGATGTATCCAAGGATGCAGAGTTGACGTTGATAATCGACGGCGTGTCGGCGCAGATGGCGATGATGGCCAATCGCGGATTTGGCTACGGGTTCGGTTATCACGAAATCGAAGAGACCTCCTGGAATATCGTCGATGAAGATCGCGTTTTCCTTTCGCACTGGCCGGTCAAGCAGGCTGATATCACGGCGTTGACGCTCGACGGCGTCGATATCTTGTCATCGGTCGGCGTCAAACCAAACGGCACAACTTACGTGCTGGAAGAAACTACCGGAACCCTGTTCTCGCCGTTTGGCCCGTGGAACGGGACGCTGTTCGCTCACTACTCTGGCGGATACAAAATTCCCGACGAATCGCCGGACGATCTTAAGCGCGCGGCAACGGTCGCGATGCGCGAGGACTACTACACGTATGTCCGTGGCAGCGTGTTGTCGGGCGTCCGCATGATCAGCCACAAACACGCGCGCGTTCAATACTACCCGCCCGGCCAGCTCGCCGCCTCGCAGGCCGGCGGTGGTCCGAGTGCACTGGGACCAACCTGGACAGCAGTCATGAACGTGCTGAACAAATACATCAGGCATTGGGTGTGAGATGCCAGGGAAAGCGATCTCGTTCGATACCAGCGATCTTGACCGCGTGATGGTGGTTTTGCATCGCCGCGCCGCGTTCATGGTCCGGGATCTGGTCAATCTTGGCAGGCACAGCGCGGACGATTACGCGCTCGCCGGCGGCCGCCACCGTTATCGGCCTGGCCGTTATACCTATCTGCGGCGGCAAGGGCGTCGCGTGCGCCTGCGCAAATTTCACGCCACCGGTGCACAGCAGGCGCGCATGATTGAGCACATCGCCTATCGTGGCTTTCTCGACTTCTTCGGGCCTTGGTAGATGACGGTCCCGCTTTATCAACTAAGCGATGTTTGGGGCGACGTTTCCTCGCGTTTCTCCGCAATCATGATGAACGTGCAGGACGGCGGACACGCCGCCGGCTCGCTGCTTTTAGATTTGCAGGTCAACGGCATTTCGCAATTCTCCGTCGATCCGACCGGCGCCGTCGTGCTGCTGTCGACTATGAAATTTTTCAAAGACACGGCTGGGCCGCTTGGCTCTTCGCTGGCACTGCGCAATGGTACGATTCCTCAGTCGCTGCGCCTCTACAACACGTACACCGACGACAACAACTACGAGCGCGGTGGAACCGGCTGGCTAGTCACCGCCAACACGTTCGCCGTCGGCACGATGGCCTTGGGGAGCGGAACGCTCCGTCCAGTGCAGCTCCTCGGCTCGAACTTCCTGGTCTCTGGCGTATCTACCAACGTCGACCTCGGCATCTATCGTGTCGCGCCCGGCGTGCTCGGAATTAACAATGGTTCGCCGGGGGTGCAGCAGGGCTGCTATCTCAAATGGGGCGGCACGGCGCGCGTTACCAGTGATACCTCGCGGGCTAGCGTGACGCTCGCTGACGTCGCTGGTCTGGTCGTCAACTTAGCCGCCGGCCGCGCCTATGCCTTCGAGGCCGAACTGAGCTTCACCTGCCTTGCGGCGGCCGGCATCAAGTGCGCCATCGGCGGCTCGGCCACGGCAACGAATATCATCTATGACGGCTGGATCGTCGACAGCGGTGCCAATGGCATCAAGGGCAACGCGCAGGCGACAGCAATCGGAGGCGCGGTCGCGAATGCCACGACGACCGGCGCCGCCGGCCATGTCACGATCAGCGGCACGATCGAAGTCAATGCCGCCGGCACGCTGACGGTACAGGCAGCGCAGAACACCGCCAACGCAACGGCGACTGTCATCAAACGCGGCTCGCGCTTGATCGTGCATGACATCACCTGATGGGCGTCAATTTCGCAACGTGGGTCTACGGTCCGTGCTTCGACACTTTCGCGCGGACGATCACCTATACGCCGTTGATCTCGCAGCCTGGCAACGCCGCATTCCAGGCGCGCGGGATTTTCGACACCAACGAACGCGATGTGCTCGGGCTCGACGATAACATCTTCACGGATGCCAAGACTGAGCTAGACATCTTCATGCCAGAGTGGTCGATCTTGCCGCTGCAGGGCGATCAAGTTGACATCCCTTGGGAAGATGACGTTGACGGCGGAACATTCGTCGTCTCGGACGTGCAGGGTCATGGCAACGCCGGCGGCGAATTGACGCTCACGCTGCAGCGCATTGTGCCGCTCAAGAGTCCGCTGCCGATGATTCTGGTCTCGACTGGCACGTTTTATGTGGATTCGCCGGAATTCGCGCGGCCGCTTATGACGCTGTTTACAACGCCGCCCGTAGGTATCTCCGCGTCGAATTATTCTGTCGGTCATCCGAGTTTTGCGACGCCAAGCGTCAGCGTTCCCGTGGGTATTTCCGCGTCGAGTTATTTTGTCGGTCATCCAAGTTTCGCGACGCCAAGCGTCGGCACTGGTCTTACACCGACTTGGGCCAGGGTGCAGGGCGCCAGAGATACCGCGGGCAGTCTCGCGAGCAAGACAGTCTTTTTCGCCGCACCGGTGACCAGCGGCAACATCGTCGTTGGCGGCGTTCTCGTCGGCGATAATCAGCAGCTTACCAACATCACTGACGACAAAGGCAATATTTATCTTATCCTGAATTCCGGGAGAAATCCGGGTGATGGGACTAGTCTCTCGGTGTTTGGGTTTCGTTCACAGGGACCGATTACCAATGGACCAATAAGTTTGACCTATACGCTGCAAGGCACAAGTTCGACCATCTGGAACATTCAAGAGGAGTTCAGCGCGGCGGTTGCGCTCGGCAGTATTTCTGAAGATGGAATGCAGTTAGTGGTCGGCCGTGGTGTAACCACGACTCCAGCATTTGCGACCCTTGGCAGCAACGATTTGCTGTGGAACGCCGGATTCTCCACCGCAGCGGCCACGACGGGATCAGGTTGGACGGCGGGGCTCGGCAGCGGCAGTCAGCAGATGTCGGAGTGGAAGCAAGTTGCTTCGCCAGGCAGCAGCAACGTTGCAACGTGGGCGACGCAGACAGGCCAGATTTGGGCGACCGTATTTGGAATCAACGCGAGTCCGAGAACGAAGTGGGCGCTGCGGCAGAACGCAATCCAACGCAGTGCCGTCAACACGACGACGGGGAGCGTTACGCTTCCAAGGACGGTCGCCTCCGGCAACATCGTGATCGGTTCCATCGCAGTTGGGACCAACGGCAACGTCAGCGACATCATTTCGATCGTCGACGACAAGGGTAACAACTACCCGATCCTCGCGGGCTATCCCAACACCCGCGGACGAGCGATCTTCTGGTCGGGCGGCCCGCTGACGAACGGGCCGAAGACGATAACCTGCACGACTTCGGTTACCGAGACGGTCATCTACTTCCTCGCCAGCGAGTTCATTTTGCCGGCGGGCAAGACGACGGTCTCGCTCGACGGCACGCCGGCGTACACGACCGCCGGCAGTGATCCGGTCTATACGTCGCCCACACTCACGACGGCCGTTAATGGTTCGCTGATTTACAGTTTTGCCGATTTGAACGGCAGCGGCTGCACTCCCAACAATGGCTTCTGGAGCTTGAACGGATCGGGCATGACATGGTGCGACGCGTTCCTAGTTCAAACAGCGGCGGGAGCCATCAGCGCGCAGTGGCTCAACACTGGCAGCGGGGCGCCCAACGTCGTCGCAATTGCTGGTTTTAAGGCCTCATGACTACGCCGGACGTCAATAGCTATTCGGCGCTCATTCGTGACGCGCTTGTCGCGCGTCTGCAAAAGATCCCGACGTTCTCCTCGATCAAGAAATGGGGGCAAATTTCCAACGCAACTCGAATTCAGCCAAACGATCTGCCCTATTTCGGCGTGTTCGAGATGGACGGTATCGGCAATCCTGACGGCGATGCCAATCATGGATGGCCGCATTTCGTTGACGACGTCAAAATCGGTTTTTCGCTGTTCATTCAAGATAACGATGAGACGAGTTCGCGCGTCAATCTCGACGCGGCGCGGTGGACGGTCATGAACTATCTGCGGCAACCCCTGTGGCACAAGTTTCGGGAAATCATGGTCTCCGATTACAAGGGCGATCTCGTCCCGCTCGACATCGAATCCGTATTGAGAGTCAATTGGAAATATTCATTCGGCAATACCGCGAGCGACAACGAAACGCCGCTCGGTGAACTGCGGATGGAATGGACGCTGCGCTATCGCACGGTGTTCCCGCCGATCATCCCCGACGAGCTGGAGCGCATCCGCATCACTGTTGCTTATCCGTGGCCGTACGATCCGGCGGCGGAGGAAGCGTTTACGGTCAACTACGAACTCGAATCGGAATAGCCCCGCCGCTTTTGGGGCGACGGGGCTTCGCGTTATCCGCGGGTCTCGGGGCGACTCCATAATCCGAGTCATTCGGCATCACCTCGCTTTCCAAGCGCGCCATAGGAGGCAGCATCATGAAGGTCTACGCCAAATCCGACAACTTGAAAAAGCATCCGCGCTTTCGCTGGCATCCGGGCGGCACGCTCTTTGACAGCACTGGCATGGCTGACTGGCCGGACGATGCTTTCACGCAACGGCGAATCCGTGATGGCGACATCACCAAAGAAGAGCCGAAAGAAACGAAGCCCGAAGCCAAGGCGCGCTGAAGCCTGTCTCCCATCAAAACATAGGAGGGCGGTATGCCCATTAGCTTTGACAATATCCCGAGTAACTGGAAACAGCCGCTTTACTGGGTCGAGATCGACGGCTCGATGGCGGGCTTTCCGGTCAGTCATATGCGGACGCTGCTCGTCGGCGTGATGACGACGGCGAACACTGACGTGACGCTCAACGGCACTGGTGTGCCTGATGTGCCGATCGCGGTCGGGCGGCAAATGGATGCCGATCACTTGTTCGGACAAGGCTCGCATCTCGCGTGCATGTTTCGAGCCTACTTTGCGAATAATTTTGCCAACGAAACATGGGCGTTGCCGGTCAAGGAATCGGTGGGCTCGGTGGCTGCGACGGGCACGATCACGGTGACTACGCCGCCGACCGATGCTGGAACGATCGACCTCTTCATCGCCGGCTATCATGTGCCGGTGAATGTCGGCGCGACGTTTACGATCAATCAGGTCGCGACCGCGATCCATGACGCGATCATGGATCCGAGCATGAAGAATGTCCTGCCGGTGACTGCCACCACGCCGGTCGCCGCCGTCGTCACGCTCAATGCCAAATGGGGCGGCTTGTCCGGTAACGACATCACGCTCACTGCAAACTATTACGGACGCATCGGTGGCGAAGAGTTCCCGCCCGGTCTCGCGCTCACGTTTTCCAATCCGGTCACCGGTAGTGTTCCAGCCATGGGTATGATGGGCGGCGGTTCGGGCACGCCTGTATTTACAACGGGCATCGCGAACATGGGCGAGAATGAATTCGAGTTCGTTGCACTGCCGTGGACGGACAGCACCACGTTGCAAGCGTGGGAGCTTGAATACGGTTTCTCCGATACCGGCCGCTGGGGTTGGATGCGTCAGCTCTACGGGCATCTGTTCTCGGCCAAGCGTGACACCTATTCGAATCTCGTTACGTTTGGTTTAACGCGCAACGGCAAGACCACGTCGATCCTTGGCATCGAGCCGACGTCGCCGTCGCCGATCTACGAATGGACTGCGTCTTATACGGGCAAGGCTGCGCGCGCCTTGATCAATGATCCGGCTCGGCCGTTGCAAACGTTGCACATGGAAACGATTCTGCCGGCGCCGCACCAGGATCGCTGGAATCTGCAAGAGCTGAATACGTTCTCGATGTCGGGGCTCGCGACGCAGCGCACGCTCTCTGACAACGTGCCGATGATTGCCCGTGAAACGACGACCTATCAGCTCAATCTGTACGGCCAGGGAGATGACGCGTTCGAGCTGGTGACGACCTTGGCGACGTTGGCGAAGCTCATTCGCAATCAGCGTCATGCCATCACAACCAAATTCCCGCGGCATAAGCTCGCCGATGACGGAACGCGGTTCGGCGCTGGCCAGGCGATCGTTACGCCGAAGATCATCAAGGCCGAGCTTGTCGCTGAATATCGCATCGACGAGTTCAATGGCCTTGTGGAGAACGCCCAGGCATTCAAGGCACATCTCATAGTCGAGCGAGACAGCAATGATCCTAACCGCGTGAATGTGCTGTACCCGCCTGACCTTGTGAATCAGTTGCGAATCTTCGCCGTGCTGAATCAGTTCAGGCTGCAATACGACCGCGGCATCGACGAAGCCATCATCACGACTGGCGGCACGCTGCTCGGCACCGGCGCAGGCCTCGGCTAAACGCCGGGCGCTTCTTTCCTAAACAAAAAACAGATCGACGCGGCGCTGTCCGGCGCCGCGACGGCTTTGCTCGTCTCTCTCAAGCCATAGGAGGCAAACGTGGCGCAACGCATCGCTGGAATCGCATTCTTGAAGATCGATGGGAATCTGTATCCGCTCCGAGGCAATCTTACTGTCTCGCCGTCACCGCTAGAGCGCGCGATGATCGCTGGCCAAGATTACGTCCATGGCTACAGCGAGCTTCCGCGCGTGCCATATATCGAAGGCGACTTTTCGACCTTGCAAGGTTTGTCGATCGAGCTGCTTGAGTCTTCCGTCGACGTGACAGTGACGGCCGAACTGGCCAACGAGACGACATTCGTTCTGCGCGAGGGTTGCTGTCGTGCTGCGCTCGAAATCAACGCCCGCGAAGGTCAATATAGAATCCGCTTCGAAGGCGTGCAATGCGACGAAATCCTGCCGTAGGCGGATAAGTCATGATCGATCCCGAGGTCGCGTTGCGCGCAGCCCTGGGCGAAGCGCTGAAAGACATGGGCGTCCACGACGTCGA